AGAGCCGCACCTTTTGCTGTATATCCTGTACCAGACACCTCATTCGAGGAGGTGTAAGCTGTAGTCGCAGCAGTAAACGATGCACTGTTAGTATAGAGTGCAAGATTAAAGGTGCTGCCTCCACTATTTAAAAAATTGTGCTTGGCTTCAAGAAGCTCCTTCTTAAAGCTTGTACACATGAAGTTACCTGAAAAGGCCATGTCACATTCTCCTTATAAGTTCTGCAAGGTCGGGATGACCTGCATCTTTGATTGCATTATATACAGTAGTCCTATCACTTTTGACAGCTTCCCGTAAATAGAAACCAACCAACTGTATGATACGTTTCCGAAAAGCATGAACCTGCTCTTGTATTGCAGGGTGTGTACTATCCGAAACCGAAATAATTTTATCTGCGCACCGTTCTGCTATTTCTTCTGGCGTAAAACCACGGTTCTGAGTGGTGTGTACCTCTACCTTAAAATCTTTCGGTAAATCTATATTTAATTCTGGAATCATGATCTCTCCCTTATAACTGGTCCTCGACGATATTCATCAATCGGCTCTTGAGCCTCACCTAAATTCTTTAAACGAACCATGGATTCCATATATCGTTGATTATACAACTGCATAAGATTTTGGTCGCCCTTCATATAGAGGTAAGATTCTATTAAAGAAGCATATAATAAAGTAAGTTCTGCATTTTCAGAAAGCCAACTAGTTCCAGAATCTGTTCCCACGGTCAAAGAAGCGGGACGATATAAATAATGTATGTCCACCGTGTAGTTAGCATCTGGCGTTGGAGCAATAATAAAGTTATCCACATCAAATTGAGCATAGTACTGAGGTTGCCCTGTTGTAGTGGAATTTGGGTTATAGGTCTGAATAAAATCTAAATCTTTAAATAAAAGAAACTCTTTAGCACCACTTACATCAATACTTAAAGAGAAAGGGGCAAGAAAATCTGTAGGAGCAGCCAAATACTCGTTTCCAGTTGTCATAACACCAGACTGATTTTTTTGAAACAAGTTTAGCTGTACTTCCTTTAAAATACGCTCTTCAGCCATACGAATAAACAAAGGCAAGTTATTTACAAAGGACGTTTCATCGTTCTCTGTGTAATCTTGAATCGCTGTTTTTAACTGTGCATATGTAAAACTCATGATGTAGTCACCGTTACTGTGCCAACGGAACCCGTAGCAACTAAGTTATTGGGAGGAGTTATTCCAGGGATTTCATTAAAACCAACAGGCATAAAACCGTATTGTATTGCCCGTTCCGAAGCAACGTCTTGTGGTGGACGAGCATCTTGTAAAGCTTGAGCATCAACAACTTTACGAAAAGGACCTAATTGCGGTTGTTTTGCTTCAAATTCATCTTTTCCTACTAATGCCCCATTCCACTCTTTACGCATATCTTTATATCGATACCGAAAACCAGACCTATCTGATATAGCATAAGCGTTTTTTCCTGAAGCAAACTTTGTCATCAAGTTGTCCTAAAATATTGATACTGAGGCACAACATTAAAAGAAGCTCTGTCCCGATCTTCAGTCATAGCCCTCTCAAACTCTTCTTCGTAGACAGCTTTGAGAATTTGTAAACGATTTGGTGCCCTTTTTAATCCAATATAATAAGCCAAGCCCGCAGCTAAACATGGATAAAAACGGAAAGGCATGTCTAATGTATTAACTTGGGCATCCGCATCGTCCATGCGTGTAAGAGCGTCATATACAATTACATCGGTGCTGTTATCCGGGACAGGCCATATTTTTAAATTTGGAGTAATCTGTCTATCAAGAAAAAACTGAGAGGGTCTGCCTTGAGTTGTCTTTACAGGAATAGATAAAAAAGTATCTCTGCTTACGCGAGTCAAGGCAAAATCAGTATTGTCTCTACGAACCATTAAAGATAAAACATCTATTACATCCGCACCAAGATCATACTCACCATCGGCTTGAGTAACCGTTTGAGTTCTTTGTTTTATAGTCCACTGATTTAAACCCCTATTTGCCCACTCCGCAAGCATAAGATTTAACGATCTTTTTGCAGTCTTAAGATCATAGCCTGTGCGAACTTCTAAACCACAACGCTCAAAAGCTTCTTCAATGTATTCTGCTACATCTAACTCAAAATCTTTACTGTTAGAGACAGTCATATTCAATCCTCATTATAAAGGTTATCAAACACTCTATTTACATCTAGTGTATAGTCTAAATCACTTTTTGAATAGTGTATATGTTGTGACGGTTTAAAATCAGGCGCTCCCTCTCCTGCCGCAAACCAAGCGGGATGCGTTACCCGCACTCTATTATTCGGTAAAGCAACAATATTTCCAGTCCACTCCCCCGCTTCTAGTAATTGCAAAACATGACTTTGTTTGTGCTGCGCCGGATCGTCTGCAATTTCGCTTTCAGAGTAATCCACCGTAAACAAATACTTTGCAGGGTGCATTTTACCATCAATCTTAGCAAGCCATGGACAAGGCGTAGCTCGGTCCATAACAAATACAGAATTGTGATAGGACGCACAATCCCAAGGTTGAGCATCATATGTTTCCATAGGTTCAGGCCATTCCTCAAAGGGAATATCCGCAACCAATGCAGTTATAGGCATTCTTGCCCACATCGCGCCCCCATGAACCGTATCCTCTTCATCACCTTCAGCTTCATTTCCAGTAAATATAACTTGAAAACTTAAACATCTATTTGGCATCGTAGTCACACCAATAACCATCGCGTGTAAAAATTCGCCGTGGTACTTCTCATGGTTGTGAGTGTATTCACGGCGAATCCATGCCTTAAAGTAAGGCACATTTGAATGTAAATACGCCATTACTTTTTCTTTACGGCCCCGCCTTTGGCTTTTTTCATCGGGCTAAGTGTCATACCCTTTTGTTTTGCGGCGCTTCGTAATTGTGCCATAGTCATCGCAGCACCGCCCATCATCATTTTTGTAGGTTTTTTACCGCCTGCGGCTCCGCCTTTAGACATACGACGCATTTTACCGCCCATCGCACCGCCTTTAGACATACGCTTTACCTTGCCGCCTGATCGGTAACCTTTCTTTTTCATTGCCATTTTTGACTCCTTTTTAGGTTATGCAGATACAGAACCACTGGTTCTTTTTCTACGGTTTGACAATACTGCACCACAGCCTCTCGCTACGATTCCTTTTTTACCTTTTTTGTTTTTGGGGGACGGCCTCTTGGCTTCTTGCCTTTCGATTGCACCGCCGTTGCTTGCAAATTTGACTTCCGCTTCTTTTGTGTTTTTGACAAAGGTTTTGCCTTTACTGCCTTCACTTTTCTTTTTTCGGGCAGTGGCTGCTCTTTCGGCTTTCGAAAGACTATTCGCTTTAGACCTTGGAAGACACCTGTCAGGATTCTTTTTATCCTTTGAAGTGCCGCATTTACCTTTGATTTCACCATCAGTACCAATCCTTACCCAATCTTGATCTCTCCACTTTTTAAGCTCACCCACTTTTCTTCCCCTTTGCCCCTTTGGCATAATTAGAATCTTTACAGTACTTTGATGCCGCCATATTGGCATAAGCACTAGGGTAAGTATCAAATGTTCTTTCTGCCCACGCTTTTCCGGCAGGGCAGATCTTGCTTCCTTTACTTTTCTTTGAAGCTTTTTTTGATTTCTTTGAATAAGCCATTATAAAAACTTTCCTGCAATTGCGGTAGCTACGATTAAAATCGCTATTCCCCATAGACGCATGTCTAATCTATCCAATTGTTTATCAATCTTTTTGTAACGGTCATTACATTCAGATTCATGCTTTTCTAGTAGTTTTAAAACCTCTTCTACTTTCATCTTACCACGCCTTACATGACCAGTACCTGGCGCTAAACTTATCGTCTGCCGTGTCACAATTATGTCTTGCGCGGAAACTTTTACGTCGGGCGGGCTGATCTTTTTTAATCGACATTTTACTGTCTCCAAACCTAACAAGCTTAACATCCGTACCTTTTTTAGCCAAAACAGCACTTTTTTTGGCTTTCCCTGGAGTTCTTTTTGGTTTGTTGAATCCCGCAAAAGTTTCTCCCCGATATTTTATCCTGCCACTGGGTAAACGCTCAACATCTTTTGTAGTAGCCATTCTTACCTCAATTAAAAAATACTGTTACATTACTTATATTAGTTAAGGTTGCGTGGCATCCGTCAGGGAAAAGCATACCTTCGTCAGGAATATAGACATTATCATCAGTGTCATTCGCAAAAAGCATGGTCAATAATATATCCCCTGTCCCAGAACTGTTTCTTAAAACAAGCGTAGGGCTTGAGCCGCAAGTATAATGAATCGCTTTTACTCTTGCCCTGCCCGCAAAAACAGTACCTGTTGAAGTAAGGTGCGTAGCTTTAACGTCTGAAGCCATAGTGAATCCTAACTGAAGAAAATGGTCATAGCGGTTACATTAGTAGCCGTACCAACATGAATGTCTGAGCTAAACAGAATCCCCTCATCTGGAATATTAACAGAATGTGTCGCTGTCTCAGAAAAATCTAAATCTAAGACAGTTGATCCGCCACTTCCATTAGTAAGAGTTAAACGTCCTGCGCCACTACCCGTTAAAACTTGAATCTGACGTAAACGTGCGCGGCCTACATTAGCCGCGCCTGCCCCAGTCAGACGCTTTGATCTTACGTCTGAATTAGCCATCTACAAATCCTCTTATTAAGCTTGAACAGCAGTGTTAAAAGCTTGAGCATACATTACCGTTATGACAACAGATCCTGCGTTACACGCTGCACTTGAAGTAGCTGTTAATTTTAAATCAGATGTACCCGTGTTCTTCCATGTAAGTGTACCGCCACCAGAAGCACCTAACGCTTTAATACCTACAGTAGTTCCAGAAGCAACAGCATTAATAAGTGTTGCTGCACCGCCTACAGTATCGCCAACACTAATATTTGTTGTGGTATTAGCAGCCACTTCTAAATCAATAACTATATTTACAATTTTTGAGTTAGCGGGAATTACTACATTTGTGGCTTCTGCCGCTACAGCGCCGCCAGAAATGTCCATTACATGTTGTTGAGTCATTACAACATAGCCAACGTTTGCTATGTCGGTTCCAACGGTAGTACCCGTTGTATTTCTAATATTACCTGCCCGAATCGGACCT